TCAGGGCCGCCGCGCGGCTGGCGGCGCCGTGGTCTCGCTCGCCGCGATGGTACGGCGCGCGGGACCGGCGCGCAGCACCACGCTGCCAAGGCCAAGACAGGCGGCCAGCAGCAGATAGGCCCATTCCACCGTGGTGCCGGACGACGGATAGGCCCGGCCAATGATCGCGACATAGGCCGGGATGCCGAGCTGATGCCAGAGCAGCACGGCAAGCTGGCTGTAGATCACCGCGGCAAAGGCGCGCTGCAGCAGCGGACTTTGCCGGGTGGTGGCCAGGAACGCGCTATAGGACTTGGCCAGCGTCTCCGCGTGCTGCTTTTCCACTTCGGCCGCTGCACTGACCAGCGCCTTTTCCAGCTCGGTGCGCAACTGCGCCTCGGTGAGCTGCTTGCTCTGATAGTTCTGCACCAGTCCGATCACCCGGCCGAGCAGCCCATCGACCAACGGCCCGGCCAGGGCCGCGAACAGCGACGACAACATCACAGCCCTCCCCGATCGACCTGCGCCTGCCACTCAGCGGCTGGCGACGGCTCGCCGACCGGACCGGCCGCCAGCCGCCGCAGCCATTCAAACAACGCGCCGGTGATGGCGAGCGCCAGCGACAGCAGCAACGGCCGATAAGGCTCGGCGACGAAACTCAGCGCCAGAGTGGTGAGCGGCGTCCAATCGACACCGGCCAGCGCCGGGATCACCGCGTCGTGCAGCGCGAGCGCGATGCCGCCGATCCAATACAGCCGTGCCAGCAGCACCGAACGCCAGCCGCGCAGCGCGGCGACCGCGCGGCTCCCAAGCGAGCCGCTCGCAGCGTGGAAATCGGCGCGCAGCCCAGCGAGCACCGGGCGGCGTGCCAAGAGCGGCTGCAGCCAAGCCCAATAGGCGACCGCAAGCGCGGCCAGCACGGCCAAGGTCGAGAGCCATTGCATGATGAGGATTCCATGTTGCGGGGTGGAAAAAAATCAACGCAGCGCCGCGGCTGGCACCGGCGCGGTGCCTGGCATCGGCTGGTGCTGCCGGCTGGCGACATGACGCTTGAGCAGCACGATCAGCGCCGCTGCGATCACCAGCGCAGCCAGCACCAGCACCGCGACCTGAATCGGATGCGCCGTGATCGCTGAGGGATCGATGAATGCCGCCGCACTGCCTGCCGCGCTGAGCGGCGCCAGCACTTGCCGCACCGGCTGCGCGGGCGGCACCGCGCCTTTGCCGTTGGCGGCCGTCATCGGTGCGGCGGCGGCAGCGCCGCGCGCCATCGCCAATGCGGCCGCGCGCACCTCGGCAACGCGGCGGCCCCAGCCCTTGCCGAACACCGGCCAGGTGCGCAGCGACTTCAAGAACCGCAGCCGCTCATCGCACAGCGCCGCCACCAACGCGGCGCTGTCGCGCGTCGCCACCGCGGCAATCACCGCATCATTCACCGCCGCCGCACTGCTGTCCGGCAGTGACAGCAGCCGGCGCAGCACCCGCGCCGCACGGCCGACGCCGGAATTCACGCCGTAATCGAACATGGCATAATCGAGCCCGGCCGGCAGTTCGGAACAGCGCAGCGTGTTCCAATATTTATTGCGATAGATCACCTTGGCATCGGCAAGCGGCATCGCCTTGACATCGGCGGCCGTGACCTTGCGGCGCTTGAACGCCGCATAGTCGACAAGCGTGATACCGTATTTGGTCGGGCCACCCGGATCGGCGGGATGGTGACTATAGCCGCCCTCATGGGCGAAGAGACGCGCCAGCGCGTCGTCGTAAGACGCCTCCATGATGTTCTCCAAAATGTGGGATGATGCGCGCGCGGCTCAGAGATATTGGCCGCCGGTCGCGGTGGTGCCCGCCGCGTTGCCCGGCAGATAATTGGCGCCGCCGCCACTGCAATTGACAACGCCATTGCCCGATGCGCGATAACGCACGCCGGTCGCGCCCGAACCGGCAAAGGTGACGCCGCTGATCTGCACCAAGCCGAGCAAACTCGCCGCTGCGAAATTCGTAAAGGCCGGCGTGCCAGCGAGCGTCAGCGTGCCGCCCGTCACCTGCACCATGCCGGTGTTGACGGCCGCGGCATGGGCGGCTGCGGCGCCGCTGATCGTGTAGTTCACGGCGGCGATGATCTTGCCGCCGCTATCGGCATGAAGATGCGCAGGCCCTGCGACCGCGCCGAAATCCATGGCGCCACTCAACGTCACCACCCCGCCGGTCAAAGCCGCGACACCGGCGCCGCTGCCGGTGGTGCTAAGTTTCAATCCGGCCAGCGCCAGCACCGCGCCGTGACTGACCGCGATGGCATGAGCGCCAGCCACCGCGAGCGTGACATTGGCGGGCGTGGTGGTGTCGCCGCGGATCGTGACCGTGCCGCGCCCGGGCAAAAAGCCGGACACTTGCACGCCGCCGCTATAGCTGCCCGCTGCAAGCTGAATGGTGACGTTGAAGCGGGCGAGATCGAGCGAGCCCCACACCACATCGATCGCGCGCTGCACGGTGCGGAACGCGCCAGCAGCATTGTTGACCAGACCGGAATTGCCGTCATTGCCGTCGGGGCGCACAAAATAGCTGCGATCGGCGCTCAGTACCTCGCGCGGCCCGCCATTCACCGGAAAGCGCAACCGGCCGGTGCTGCGTTCGATCACCAGAGCTTCGATCCAAGTCGCGCCATCGGGCGAGACCTTGAAGCGAAAATCATCATCCCCGGCGAGGCCGAATTCCGCCCGGCCGGAATAGTTATTGGCAAACAGCACCGACGCGGTGTTGCCGGCGCTCTGTTTGGAGAGTTGCAGCCGCACATCGCCGCTGCCGCCGCTGCCTGGGTCGATCGCGGCGAACAACACCGCGTCGGATTTGGCGGATAGTTTGTTCCAGGAATCGGCGCTGGTGTTCACGCCGAGCCGCAGCACATTGTCGAGCACCAAGCTGCGGATGTCGCGCCAGCGCGTACCGTCGAACACGATCATCGCTTCATCGGCGATCGACCACACGCACCAGCCGGCGCGCGGCTGCAAGAACGCCCAGGCGTTGTTTTGAAACGTCGCGACGGCGTTGTCCTTGCCGCTCCAGGCACCGCTCGCCGCCGCGGCAACGAGATGGCGATCGCCATCGGTGGGCGCAGCCGGTGGTGTGCTGCGATTGCGGTCGCGCACTGCGATCTGAATCGCGGCATCGAGAATGCGCAGCGCTTCATTATGGGTGACATGCTTTTGCGCTTGGCCTGCCTCGATCAGCGGCAGGGCCAGATTGGCGGTGTCGGTCATCAACAGCCTCACATGGCAAGAGAGATCACAGCGTCAGCAGCCGCGTGGTGGCAAAGCCCGCGCCGACCGCGGCCGACAGCTGCGCCAAGCGCACCTGCAATTGCCGCTGCGGCGCGCCGAAATCGGCGATTTCCTGCGCCGCCGGGTAAAGAGCTTGCGGCGCGGTGCAGCTGATGCTGCGCACCACGGTGCTGCCGGCCAGGATTTCCAACAGATAGGCTTCGCTGTCTTCGCCGAGCGGCACCTCGCCGCTCCAGCTATCGGCTTCGACCCGGCTGCGCCGCATCCACGACAGCTGCACGCCGGCGCCGTCGCGGCGCGCCCTCAGATGCGCCGGTGCCAGCGGCCGCAGTGCCGTCTGCCCGGGTGTGACGGTCAGCGCCGCTGCCATCACGTCGTCATGGCTGCGGCCACTGGCGGCAACCCGCACCGCCATCGGCCGGCCGAGCGCTTCGCGGCCGCGCACCAGCGCCACCAGATTGCGGTCGAGCAGCACGAACGGCGCGCCGGCCGGCAGTTCTTGCGCCATCGCCTGCTCGCTGCCGAGCTGACCGCGCAGCAGCCGCGACAGAACATAGGTGTCGGGCTCAATCAGTTCAGCGCGTGCAAATTGCAGCACTTCCCAGCCTGCCGGCGTGCCGATCGCCGCGGCGTTGCCGCCATCGAACACCAGAGCGTCCGCGATCGAGGCCAGCGTGCCGCTCGACAGCCGAACGCGGAATGAATTGCCGCGATCCCACAGCGCCAGCGGCCCTGCCGGCAACGGATCAAGCGTCTCGCCGATCGTGCACGGCGCGCTCGCCACCGCTGCCGGCGCAAAGCTCGAACCATCTGGCGAGGTCCAGATCGTCATCTCGCCCGGCCAGGGATCGGCAAACACCGCCAGCCGCGTCAGCGTTGCCGGCTCAATGCTGTCGAGCATCGGCAGATCGAGCGCAATCACTTGCGCCGGGCCGAGCGCCGGCGGCATGTCCGGCGCCAATCGGCGCGGCACCGGCAGCGGCGCGGCAAAAACGCCAGGGTCGATGCTGCGCGCCTTGACCACGCGATGGTCGGTGTCGATCAGCTCGGTGATTTCATAAAGACCGCGGCGCTGCTGCACGGTCAGCGCCACCACATCGCCCGGCACGAGGCCGATATGCGCGCGGCCCAGCGCAAACTGCGCGCTGTCGCGCCCGGCCCACACATCCTGCAAGGTGATCTCGGCGCGCCGGGTCGCGGCCTCTGACGAGCTGATCATGGCCAGATCGGCATGCAGCATGCGGCTGGCGCCGCCGACCAAGCGCCGCGAGCGCACCGCCGCGCGGCGATAATCGGCATCGGCGTCGCTAAAGCCGATCGACATTTCGCGCGGCAGCTCGCTCTCTTGCGCGCGGGTCAGCCGCAAAGGAGCGCCCTGGTCTGGCAGCACCAGATCGCGCTCGCCAAGTTCCGCGATCGGCAACCAGCCACGCGGCAGGAAGCGCAAGGTGCCGCCAGCAGCGCTGGCATCAAACGCGAACGCCATCGCCAGCGGCTCGATCATGGCGCGCGGCGTCATCGGCCGGTCAACGACGTAGCCGTCGCACAGCTCGCGCAGGCTCGACGCATCGACGCCGTGAACGCCGGCATCCTCCAGCATCGCGCCAACCAGCGCATCGAGCGGCGAACCGCCCAACCGGCCGGTCAGCCAATGCCCGGTCTGCCAATTGGCGGCATCGCTCCACACCTGTTCGGCAGCCGGAAACGCCGGAAACGGCCGTGCGTCCCAGGTCCACAAATAGATCGCGCTCGGCTCGACCATCCGGCCGCCATAGCGCGGCGACAGCGGGTTGAACGCAGTGGATGCACCAAATGCCGGATCAAAACTGCCGAGCACCGCCTCGAGATAGCGGCGCTGCATCAGGTCGTCACGCTCGCCGGAGGAGAAATGCGGCGCAAAATTCTCGCTGGATTTCTTGTCGGGGAATACGCTCGGCTGATTGGCGCCTTTATCGACGGCAGGACAGCCAAGCTCGGTGAGCCAGATCGGCTTGCTCATCGGTGTCCAGGCGGTCGGCGTTGTCAGCTCGACGCCGCCGACGCGCTCATAATGCGCATTGCCCCACCAGTTCCACAGATCCTTGGCACGATAGAGCCACGGCTTGCCGAGCCCGTCGGTGATCGGCAGCCGCTGCTGCGCCATGCGGCCGGCCTGATCGGCATAGTACCAGTCAAACGCCTCGCCGCCGCGCAGATTGCCGGCGAGATAGTCGCGGTCATAGATCGAAGAGCTGCTGGCGGCGTCGCGATGATCGCCGCCATCGCGCCAATCGGCGAGCGGTGCATAGTAATCGATGCCGACCGCGTCGATCGCGGGTGACGCCCACAGCGCATCGAGCGGAAAGCGCACTTCCCTGGCGTCCGGCGTGACGACATCGGCGCCATATTCGGTCCAGTCGGCGCCATAGCTGACCAAGGTCGAGCTGCCGACAATCGATTTGACCTCGGCGGCGATCGACACCAGCGCCGACACCGCCGGATAAACGCCGCTGCCGGAGCGCACCCGCGTCAACGCCATCAGCTCCGAGCCGATCAGCAGCGCATCGACGCCGCCGGCATCGCGCGCCAGCCGCGCATAATGCAGCACCATGCGCCGATAATTCCAATCCCCGCCGGTGAAGAACGCCGCAACCTGGCTCGCCGCCGCGGCGCTGCCTTGCGGCGAGCCGGGACGGCCCGGCGCCGGATCGCAAGTGATCCGGCCGCGCCACGGGTAAGCCGGCTGACTCGCCGCGCCGGTCCAGGGATCGGGCAGCGCATTGCCGGGCGCGATGTCCATCATCACAAACGGATACAGCGTCACGCGCAGGCCGCGCGCCTTCAGCTCGCGGATCAGTTGCCGCACGCTCTCGTCGGACGGCGTGCCGCCATAAGCCGGCCGGCCGTCAACTTGCGACACCTGATAGGCAAAGGTGCGGCTGACGCCATCGACCGACCAAGTCAAAGGCCAGGTGACTTTGCCGCGGTTTTCCACGCCCGGACGCACCCGGCATTGTCCGGCGCGCAGATCGGTGCCGAACCACGCCACCACCACCGCAACCCGCGTCAGATTCGGGCAAAGCGTCTGCAACTCGTCAAGCGCGGCTTCGACATCGGAGGCCGCGGTGCTGACATGGCGGTTTTCCGGCGCCGAACTGCCATAGCCGCGATATTGCACCACCGTTGATGGCGCATAGCCGAATTCCGTGCTGCCCGGGATCAGCGTCACCGCGCGCACCATGCGCTCGAGCGCGCCGACCGGCCGAATGATCTCGAACGATAATTGCGGAATGCGATTGCCGAAATTCTGCAGCGGCATCCGTTCGAACACCACATAGGCCAGCCCGCGATAGGCCGGCGCATTGGCCGCGCCTTCGCGCGCCACGATCAGTTCGTCCGGCTGCTGCTGCTCGCCGCCGCGATGCACGCGGATGGCGAATTGCGATCGATCGAGCGGCCGGCCATCGGCCCAGATCCGCCCCACTTGTGCGATCTCGCCCTCGCACAGCCCCACCGCCAAATTGGCGAAGTAACTATAGGTCGTGGTGGTCACGGCCTGGCCGCCGCCACCGCCGCCCTTGCCCCCGGACGAGCGCTGCACTGTGACCACTTCTTCCAGCGCCGCTGCCCAGATCACCTGCCCGGCGAGGCGCGCGCGGCCATAGACCCGCGCGATCGGCGCGCCTTCGGTCGACGCCATCACATCGAGATCCGCAAGCCGCGGCCCTTCGACACTGCGCTCGGAGCCAAACAGCGAGCGATCGATGGCATTGCCAACCATCGCGCCCGCCAGCCGGCCGGCAATGGCGCCGATCGGTCCGAACAACGCGCCGACTGCACCGCCAGCCACCGACAACACCAGCGCCGCCATCACTGCACTCCCGGAAAGGAAAAGGCCTGAACCAAGCGCCGCCGCCACCAGGGCGTGATGGCGATCTCGCACACCGAGGCGCCGTCATGAGCATGGATCATGCGATCGGCCGCACTGGCGATCGCGACATGTTTGGCGAGGCAGCCGTCGCGATAGCGAAACAGCAGCACGTCGCCGGCCGCGAATTCGGTAGACGGCAGCGGCCTCAGGTGACGCAGCGCCGCTTGCTGCAGCGTCTCGGCGCCGCCTGCTTCGGCCCAGTCCGGCGCATAAGGCGGCGGCAGTTCGGGTTCGGCGCCAAGACAGCCGCGCCACACACCGCGCACCAGGCCAAGGCAATCACAACCGACGCCTTTAACGGAAGCTTGGTGCCGATAGGGCGTGCCGATCCAGCTACGCGCCTCTTCGAGCAGCGCGGCGCGCGTCACGACAGAATGGTTCATGGCCAGACTCTCAATGTGAAGTAGCGTCAGCCGACCGAGGGCCGCGTCGCGCCGCGGCCGGAACTGGTGGCGCGGCCCGGCACCGGATAGCTGAGGACGAAGTCATTGCCGGGGATCTGCGGAAAGCCGCGGAAATTGACGGCATTGGCAAAGCGGTCGCGGCAGGTCGAAAAACGCTTGTCGCAGCCGGCGCTGATCGCAAAGCGGTCGCCGACCTCGATCGGCGCCGCACTCGCCTGCCACAGCGTCAATTGCGTTTCGGATGCGCTGCGGCGATGCAGCTTGATCTCGATCGCCGCGCCAATATTGGCGCCGCTCGACCAGCTCAGCCGCCCGGCGGTGAACAGCCCGTCGACAAAACCTTCCAGCCCGCTGACGGTGATTAGCGACGGCGACAGCGCCGCGCTGACCACGCCGCTGCCGCGCCAGGCCGAGGCGTTCAGATTGACGCGGCAGCGCCCATCGCCGAGATCGGCGCCGCAATGGGCGGTGTAGAGCCGCCCGCTCTCCTGCGACAACAGATCGGCAAGGCCGCGCAGCTCGGCGGTGAAGGCCTGGCCCTCGCGCCGCACTTCGCCAAGGCTGCCGCGCGCGGTGAGCAGCAGCAGCGACGGCTCGCTCCAATCGACCAGCCAGCTTTCCACCTGCGCGGCGTCATAGCGCCCTGTGGCGAGATCGTGCTCGCTCAGCGTGTCGTCGGATAGCGCACCGGAAATCTCGGCGCTCTCTACCGACAGATCGAAGCGGCTACTGGCTTCAGAAGCGCTCAATCCGCTGGCAGCGCGGCAAACTACGCCATTCACTATCAAATCGCGGTCGTGGTCGGTAAAACCCTGCACCACGCCGTCGCGGCGACGGATGATCCAGCACTGCGCCAGCGTGGTGACGCCGGCATCGAGCTTGGCCTGCAAGGCATCTGGCACGCTGCGCATCGGTAGCTCCTTTGCTTTGCGCCATCACGGCACAATTTCCAGCAACGGGATTTTGGGAATGGCGCCGGCCGCGAACGCCGCGAGATCAACTTCGAGATAATCGGTGTCGAACCGCACCGGCACATCGAACAGAAAGCCGGCGGTGATCGCGGCTCCCAGCGGCGGCACGGCGGCGGCGTGAAAGCTGACGATGCCGGTTACCGGATCGCAATCGAAGGCGTTGCCGTCGAGTTCCTGGCCAGCGACCGCGACACGGACGCTGCCAGCGACCGGCTTGCGGATCGGCCGCTGATAGGGCGCGAATGCTGCGCCATAGCTCTTGTACAGCGCGAAGGTCGTGGTGACGCCGTCGCCGACGCCGATCGGCTGATCGCGCGGCGATGGCGGCGCGCCGCCCGGCGCCGAACCATGATCGAGCCGGTCGCGCCAGCGGAAGCCATAGAGCCGGCCGCGCCGTTCCTCAAAGAACGCCACCACCGCCTGCAATTCGGCGATTGTTTTTACGCCATAGCCGGCGTCATAGCGCCGCCGCGAATGCGCCCAGCGCGCGTTGCGTTGCTCACGGCCCGAACCGAAGCTGACGATCTCGGTGCGCCGCTCCGGACCGCCAGCACTGCGCAGCGCGATGTCGAGCGGAAACAGAATGTCGTGAAAGCCGGTCATCGGCGTTCCTTGCTACGCTGATCGCCGCCACGCGGGACGATGCGGGCGAATGAGGCTCGGTCACATCGCGCGCCGGCCGCGCGCCACCGCGCGGGCGATCTGCCCGGTGAGGTAGCTCTCGGAGCGACGGAAACTATCGGCATCCGGCGTCGCGATCTGAATATTGACGGTGACCGCGCCGCCATCTTGACTGGCAACGCCGAGCCTGCCATCGGCGCCGCGCGCCAGCGGCAGGATCGCCTCCGGCCCCGCCTCGCCGGCGAGGCCAACGCCGCCGCCCAACATTGGGAAATAGCTCGGCGTGCCGATCACGCCGCCACTGGCAAACGGTTTGATGCCGCCCTGCGCCTGCGGCTGAACCGCGCCGCCAAGGCCGCCGATCAGCCCGGACATCAGGCTTTGCAGTCCGCCGGACAGCGCGTTCTCCAGCGGCTTGAACGCCGCCTTCAGCGCTAAATTGGAGATGCGCAGCGTCAGCGATTTCAGCACGTCATCAAATTGCTTGCCGCCGCTCACCGAACTGGCGAACGCGCCGCTCATGGCGTGGGCAAAGCCATTCGCCGCGCTGGTCAGTTCGCGGGTGCGCTGCGTCAGGCCATCAAGGCTGTCGGCTTGGTCGAGCCAAGCGGGATCGCTATCGCTCATCACGCGCTCCATCATCGCTGCGGTCGGGAAAGCGCTGCATCAGCGCCTGCAAGGTGTGACGATCGATCGGCGCCCCAGCATCGCCACGCCGGGCGCGGATCGCGGCAGCGAGTTCGCGCGGCGTCATGCTCCAGAACGCCGCCGGTGACAGCCGCAGCACGCCAAGGCCAAAACCGATCGCCGCCGCCCAGGGAAACGGCTGGCGTTGCGGATCGCTGATCACGGCGGGCTGTCGTCAAAGGTCGCGGCGATCAAGGCCGCCACGATACGCACATAGCCGGCCGCGCCACCCTCGACCGCCATCGCCGCGACTTCATCGTCGCTGACCGGCTCGCCCGCGCCGCGCAGTCCGCAACCGATGATGCGGATCAGATCACGCGCCGCCAGTCGGCCAGCGCCGAACCGCTCGGCGAGCGCCACCAGATCGGGCGCTGCAAACGCCGCTTCAAGCTCAGCGAGCGCGCCGAGCGTCAGCACCAGCGTGCGGCGCCGCCCGCCAAGCTCGGCATCGATCTCGCCGCGATATCGATTGGCCATTGCGCGCCTCCGTCAAGCAGCGGTGAAGGTGAGCGCGCCGGCGCTTTCCAGCGACAGCTCGAACGTCACTTCGCCATTATGCTCGCCGGCAAATTCCAGGCTTGCGATCTGGAACAGACCTTCGATGGTGCCGAAATCCGGAACGACCAGCTGACTGTTCAGCACCGCGCCGTCAAAGAACGCCTGACGCAGCAGCGCATCGGAGTTGGCATCCTTGAACAGCCCGCGGCCCGACAGCGCGGCGCGGCGCACCCCGGCGCCGGCCAGCAATTCGCGCCAGCGATCGACGGATTCGGCGTGGGTGATATCAACCAGCTCGGCGTTGAAGGCGATGCGCCGGCTGCGCAGCCCGGCGACGGTGACGAAGCCGACGCCGCTATTGATCTTCAGCAACAGGTCCTTGCCCTTTTGCGCGCTCATGACGGTCTCCCATTAGTCCGCAGGTTCAGTAACGGCGCGAAAGCGCACCACGGCGTGATAGGCGCGGCTGCTGTCGCGGCGGATGTCGGCAATGGCAAAGCGCAGATTGACCAGGCGATGGCCGGACAACGTCAGCGGCGCATCGTCGAGCGCCGACAGCAGCGCCGCGGCGATGCTGTGCGCTTCCTTATGGCCACCATGGCGCGACCAGGCGTGCAGCGTGAGCTGATGCTCCTCGATCCGGCCGCCATCGACCGACAGATCAGTAAGCCGCGCTTCGCCGAGCGTGACATAAGGAAAAGTCAGCTCGCGCGGCGGCTCGTCATAGATGCGCGGCCCACCCAGCACCGCGAGCAGCGCACTGTCTTGCAACAGCGCGCGATGAATGGCGGCGCGCAGCGCCGAACTGGAACTGAGCATCGCCTCACCTCAAGCGTATGTAGTTCATGCCTGGCGCTGCAGCGCATCGATTTCGAGCCAGCGGCCGTGCTGCAACTCGCGCCAGCCGAGGATGCGATAGCTGCGCGTGCCATCGCTGAATTGATGCTGCCGCGTCAGCGCCACACCGCCGCGCAGCACGATCTTGCAGTGCAGCTCGGCGCCATCGGCATCGGCCAGCACGCCATCGCGCAGCGCGAGCGGCGTCACTGCCGCCCAGAGCGTTGCCTGCGGCAACAGCGTGCGCACCACGCCGCCCTCGCCGTCGTCGCTCTCCACCGGCTGCAGCAGCGTCAGCCGGGTGCGCAATCGGCCAGGATGACTCATCGCGACATCGCTCATAGCGACAGTCCGCGCGCTGAGCCGAGCAGCGTCGCGAGCCCCGCGGGCAACGGCGTAGCGTCCTCCTCGGCAATCACGCCGCGCTGGTCGTACCAATGCGCGGCCAAGCTGCGCACCGCCTGGCGCAGCGGCTCCGGCACGTCGGCAGCGTCGCTGCCAAAGCCAAGCTCGTAATCAAGCTCGATGCCGGCGCAGGCGCGGCCGGGCTGCGGCAACGCCGGCGGCGTCACGATCCGATCGCCCGCGCGATCGACCACAAAGCCCGAAACATCGAGCTCATGCGCCGCGCCGGCATGATCGAACACCCGCGCCGCCAGCACCGCGCGCAGCGGACCGAGCCGGCATAGGATGCGGCGCTGATCCGGCCATTGATCGAGCGTCAGCCGCCATTGCTGGCTCAGCAGCACGCGCCGGGTGGTGGTCTCAACCTGGGCGCGCGCCGCCACGATCAAACTGGCGATCAGCGCATCCTCGGCATCATGCGTCACCCGCAAATAGCTCTTCAAATCATCGACCGTGCACGGCTCCGCCGTCGGTCCAAGCAGCCGCGTGGTCGCCATGGCCTGCTCCTGTTGGTCACGTTGCTGTTCAAAGCTGGTTGACAGCGGCGGGCGGTGCGGCTTGATCACCGCCAT